CTGGCTGCGGCGCATAGGTCTGCGTGATATTTGCAGGCTGTTTCAAGGCTGCCATCATGTCCTCGGTAGATAGCACCGATCCACCGACCATCGGGAAGACCACTTCCGGCCCCCGCTCCCCCACCAGCGTCGGGATCAATGGGAACAGTTCCCCGCCGCCTGCCCTGGTTGTCCCGTTCAGGTTGATCCCGCCCGGTTTCGGCACCACACCCGTCACATAACCCACCGGGTCATGATAACTGACGTTGATATCAATGTTTCCCGTCTTATCGTCGATCTCCATGTCATTGATTTCATCGATGGCATTTTGGTAAGCCAATATAGCTGCATTAGCGGCTTCTTCCGAAATCAATCCCATATTTTCAGCAAGTTTGAAGTAAGCGCCCATTTCAGCATCGGAAACTACGCCATCGGCTGTGATCTTGACCTTGAACAGATCCAGCACCATCTGGTTGGCCATCTCAGCCATGCGCGCCTGAAGATCATCAATATCATCAGCGTATCCCTGGATTTGTTCCCTGGCTTCCTCAGCGCTGAGATAAACGCCTTCAAAAAATCCCCCGGACTGGCTGATCATGTTCAATTGTTATTCTGCTTTTCATCGATCTCGCCCAAAATCTGATCATAGCTTTGCGCGGTTGAAATAATCCGGTCAAAATTGCCGGTAATTGAAAAGCCGCGTTCGAGGGTTTCCTGCGCGGCCTCGGCGGATTGTTTGAGCTTGTCACTGGCCGCCTTTGCTGCCAGCATTGCGTCTTCGGATTCATAATTCGCATCTGCCCAGGCCTGCGTTTTTTCAGCAATTTCTTCCCCATTTTTGGCCAGGTACCACTCAGCCCGGCTCATGGCATCAATTTGCTTACTGTACCCTTCCAGTTGAACCATTCCAGCACCAAGAGCAGAATTTGTATTTAGAATTAATCCTGTACTTCGCTCTTGTTCACCATTGGCTATTCTGGTTCTTGCGATATATCCTTCGTATGTGGCTGAAACATCAGCTAAAACATCATTATGCTCTTCTGTAGCTCGAGTATTTTCCGAAATCTGGTCATAAAAAATTTTAAAAGAGACACCTGCGGCTGCCAGCATACCCAATGGCAGCAGAATTGCACCAAAACCAGTCGCCGTCAAACCCAATGAGCCTGCAAGCGCATTGAAACCACTCACCGCTTTCGGGATCCAGATCAATAATTGACCGCCGACCAGCAGCACAGGACCCATCGCGGCACCCATTGCAATAAAATCCGTGATGGATTGCAGCATCGCCGGGTCCATATCATCCAGTCGGTCAGTAAAGTCGCCAACAAATTCAGCAGCCTTTTCAAATCTTTCCCCCCATTTTTTGATCACCGGATTGAGTGCACCGCCTTCGCTCACAGCGTCACGCAGCCATTCCAGGAAGTTTTTCCCTGCGAAAATAGCATCGCTGAACGCGGGGATAAAATTCTGCCCGAAGGCCACCGCCACGTCGTTCAGATACCGCGGGTAGGACCGCAGCACCTTGCCCGGATCATCCATTGCTGCAAGATATGCCCCGGCGATCCGTTCTCCATATTCCAGCGTGGCATTCACCCGTGCCTGAACTTTTTCCTGCTCGGTCAGTTCTCGTGTGGCATCGCCGGTCAGCGCAGCATAGTCCTTATAGGCCGAATTCAGGTCCACGATCATGCCGGCGCTTTTGAAAAGCTCCGTGCGCCCGGTAATGATCGCCTGTGTCAGCGTCTTGGTCGTATCCGTCGAGTTCGCCCCGGAGATGACCGCCGCGTCCTGCGCCACGCGGGCGATCTTCGAAGCGTCTGCCAGGTCCAGCTCTGCCTTGATGTAATCTGCGATGATCTCCCTGCTGGCCGCCGCCTCAATCCCCTGCCTTTGAATCTTATCTTCTTGTTCTCGGATATAATCCGTTGCATATCCCGCGCTGTTACCGAGTAGCGTATTTACACGCTCCAGCTCGTTCACCCGGCTGGCAGCCAGCGTTGAAACCGAGATCAGCCCGGCCAGTGGCGCGGTGAGGCCGGCCGTCAGCGCGGTGCCGACGCCCTTCATCAACTGTCCGGATTTCTCAAAGGCGGAACTTAGCTTTAGCTTACCTTTGTTGACATCATCGTCAAACTTTTCCCAATCCGCCCGGATGAGAACTTTAGCTTCACCGAGATTACCCAAGCTGGTCTGTTCACTCACGAGGTTTACCTCCTTTGGTAAACCAAAGCCCCTGAAACTCGCACAGCGAGTTGAATGGGGTAGTTATTTTAATGGTCTCAATCACTCAAGGTGAGACGCCACCTGTCCCCGAAGGTTACGGAGTGGGATCATGGCGTCCACCGCAACATCTCAATCATGAGATTGAGGTATCGACTCTCTCAATCGCTTCGGCAGCGCATTCACCATCTTCTTAAAATCCTTCTTATGCGCTTCCGCTTCCTCCGGTGTCAGCACCTTTGTTCGCGGTGGGTCAAGGAAATCAGCCAGTTTTGGCAGACGTTCCTGCCGTTCCAACATTGCCGTATGCCAGGCCAGCATCATAAATTCACGATGCTGGACCTCGAAATCCGTCTTCCTGCGCCAGTTTTCCGCATCGATCGCCGCATAGACCTCCCGCGGCGTCATCTGCCAGAAGTCCAGCGCGCTCACGCCTGCTTTCAACGCTTCTTCCAGGAGCGCCTCATACCGATTGCGCTCCTGGTTTATGCGTTTGGGTCAGCAGAGGCTTCAAGCCGGGCAGCGTCAGGCTGCGCCGGCGCAGTGCCGTCATCAAGAGATGACGGCTCCGGCTCAGGCGGCGTCCTATAATTAAACACTGCCACGATCGCCTTATTGATCGCTTCGGCCGTGGGCGTCAGACCCACCAGGTCGATCACGTCGCAGGCTTCATCGTAGCTCACCGGGTCCTTACCGGTGCCGGCAGAACGCCGGTGCGCTTCCATTCCGGCCTGCAGTAGCAGTGAGATCTCGCGCACCCCCGACCGGCCGGTTGCGAAACCGCCCAGCACCTGGGACATGCTCTTCCCGATCTTCGCTTCGGCGTCCGCCAATGCCCGGGTGGTGAACAGCGCCCGAAATTCCTGGACCTTATTCCCTTCCTCATCCAAAACGGTCAGGATTGCTTCTTGTCGCGCACCCAGCATCGCAACCATTAGCTCTCCTCTTCAGTCCACCCGCCGTCGATCGTCAGCGAGCAGGAAATGGTCGCCTCACCCTGGTCTGGATCCCGGTCACCGAGCTGGGTAACCAGCGCGCTGGCGGTCTCGGTCGTGACATCATCGATCTGCTTCGCCACTAGGATCAACTCACCATCCTGCATGGCAGACCGCAGGGCCAGATAGCCCGCATCATCGGTGACATAAAGCGCGTTGAGGGTCAGCGTCGCCTTATATCGCCCGGCCAGAACACGTGTGTTCCGGCTGTCTTTCGAGGAAACGTCGATCTCAGCCGTCGATTCATCGAAGTTCACATCCCGCTGGCTTCCTACCGCCGTGTAGACGGGGACGCTCGGCGTGCCGGTGTTCACCAGCAATAAAACATCAGTTCCGTTCATAATGATCCTCCTAAGATCAATTAACTTTTCTCGGCCATCACCACGGCGGTGACGATCCGTCCGTAAGCGCCGGTTTCATCCGCGCTGATCGGTCCAAAACAGTCCGTGCTCACCCAGGTATGCCCTGAGATCGTGATCGAGTTGCGGTGCAGCACGGTGCGCACCCGCTCGCTGATCGTCTCGATGGTGGCGGAATTCCCATTATTATCCGCATAGCAGCGCATATCAATCCGTACGGTCCGTCCCAGCGAGTTTTTCGTATCCATCGGAGCATTGTCCACCAGCGGCCCGACGATGATATAGGGAAAATCAGCGCCTTCAGGCGCAGGATCCACCGCGAAGATCGCCGCTTTGGTCTTATAGGTCGAAAGCAGCGCCGTCAAGGTGCTGTCTGCCAGTAATTTGTCTACCACCGCCTGAATGAACATATTATTTATCCAATCAACAACTCAATAATGTCTCTGGCGTTCTGCAGAATTGCGCGCCGCATAAAAGGATGTGCTGGAATACCGGGAGAGCCTAATTCAATATTCCATCCGTGGAATCGTTGACCTTCCTTGCCAATTCTCATGCCAAGCGCAATCACGAATGCTGTATCACTCACCTTTTCCTCGACATGCGTCAACATAAACTTTGCTAAATAATGCCGATAGTTCCGATCTCGCTTCGTATTCGGGTCTTTGATTTTATAAAGCCGGTTGCGTGCATCCTGCCAAATAAAATATCCAACATCAGGCGCATTGGTGAAGAGCTTATCCACCACCGCCTTCTTGATCTTCTCCGTCTCCCATTTCACGATCTCAATAGTTTGATCTGACATGATTACCTCGTTCCCTCCCCCGCACGCAGGGGAGGGTTAGGGAAGGGGTTATCCCTTCACTTCCTTCTGCTCTTCCAGGCAGTCGATTTCGAGATGATGATCCGCCAGCGAAGGGTTCCGCACGCCCAGCACCCTGACCACCAGCTCGCCGCAGGTCACCCGGTCACCGCGCGCCACGTCCGCCGAAGCCGCCACATACAGCACATGGCTGATCTGCCGCTTTTCCTGCGCAGCAGCCTCCTTTTCACTCGATGATGCCGGCCGGATCCTGCCCTGCACCGTCCCGTGCGAAGCGTAGGTTTGCGGGAAATTCCCATGTCCCGCAGCCGTCTCGCTCAGCCGCTCGACCGTGAATGTGTTATTGAGTAAAGAATCAAATAAACTCACAGCCTCACCATCCGGTAACGATCGAGGATATCCTTCTCACTCATCAGCAGCCACCGCGCCGCCGAAGCGCCCAGCACGCCCTCGCCAATCCCGCCGCCCTGTTCTGCGCCAAAACTGGCCGCATAATCACCCAGGCT